TTTGAGATACACAAGGTCAACGCCGAGATTGCGAACCTTGTCAGGGTCAGCACCAATCGTTTTATTGAGACGACCGATAGCACCCTCAACAGCATCAATTGGAATACCAATATCGCCAGCCGCTTCAATATAGCGTGACGCGTCCTCAACGGCCAGACCAGTGGCATCAGCAAACTTGCCCGCTGAGATTGCTAAATCGTTAAACGCCTTAATTCCGTCAAAGACAAACTTGCCGACTGCAGCACCAGCTGCGAGAGCAAACGTTGCGGCGTTAGCGGCGACCGCATCAAAGATCGCAGATGATCCAGCCTTAAATTTGCCTAGCCCGCCTTCAGCGTTAGCAACAGCAACCTTAAAATCCTTAAAGGCTTTTTGAGCGTCTTTAATGCCTTTGTCTTGAAGGTCGGTAATGATCGGGATATTGATAGCCATTACAGCACCAACGCTTTCGTTAACTGGCTGATCTGAGCCATGACCTGATCAACAGACTGTTTCATCTCAGATTCAACCTGACCGGCATTGTTCTCATATGCACGCCACATCACTCGAGGCTTATTTCCCCAACCGTTTAAAGCATCAGCGAGACGGTTTGGGTTAGTGCCAGCAAACTCCACAATTGAAGCTGCAGCATCTTTGTTCACAATCGTTAAGACAGCATCTTTTTTCTTTGACAGAGACGTCTTAACAGAAATACCTTTAACGGCGGCGCTCTGAACATACGGGAACAAACCTCTGCCACCAGGTGCCCAAGTGCGACTAATACCAGACGGCCATGCCCCATTCTTTTTAGTTGGGTCGCCATACGGATACAACTGTTTTGCTTCATCAACAACGGGCTTCAGAATCTTCTTAGCGTCCTTAAAGAACTGTTTTTGAACCTCAGGTTTAACCTTTTTCAATGCTTTTAAGGTGGACTCAAGTCCTTGAATTTGCATCGACATGGTTCACCTCTCCTTGAGTATCTCAGCGACTGTCAGGAGGTCGTCAACATCAAACTCTACATCATTCGGAAAGTACCCCGTGAGAACAACCAGCTGCGCTAGGGAGTGTCGGAAACTTCCGCTGGGGTAACTTTTCCCGACTCACTGTTCACAATTTCAATGTCCACAAGTTTGTTCACAAACGAATCAAACTCCACTGGGATTGCTTGGCCGTGTTCCGTCTGGGTTTTAGCGGTATGCCATGCCATAAAAGCCATATCTTCCATACCGAAATTGCTAGCAAGGTCACCAGTTTTCATTTTAAACTTGCGTTCCCACGCGACAAGAGTCGCAAGCGTTGTCGTGATCGTGGCAGGTCCGTAACCGATGTCGAATTGAATCGTTAACTTCATGTCGGGCTCATTTCTGTTGGAGTGTTAGATCAGGCTTCAGCCCAGGCAAAAGTGCCGCCCATCAGGGTGATGGAGCAGGTTGTTAATTCGCCGAGGTTGTACACGACTGGGAGTGTTGGCAAGTAACTGCCCGTCAAAGTGCCGATCGGATTCGTCGGTGAGGTTGCGGCCGAAGAACCTTGAATGGTCACGGTCGTGATCACGGTCCCTACGAGCGACTTCAAAGTTGCGTAGGTTTCCGACGAAGCAGTTGACCAGTACAAATCAAGCGTCAAAGTGTTGTTCTGCAAACCACCGACATACGCGACAGCGGTAGAACCGAAAGCGTTTGCCTGAAGTTCTTGAACCGTCTGAGTCAAGGTGGCGCTGGTGCACTGATCCGACAAATCTACGATGCCGAACTTGATGACCGGGTTGGAGAGCGTTGTTGAAGTTGCCATGACGGATCAATCCTTTTTGTTTTTGGTCGCGTCGGGCTTCGTGGCTAATTTAGCACCCTTTGATGGGTGAGTGTCGGAAACCTGAATGAACCCGCCAGCAAGAAGCCAAGCAATGTCATCAGACGGACTAGCAATAAACGCTGTACCGATCTCGCCGACTCGACTTGAAGTGATTACATAACGATCCATGGTTTATCCGTTCTGTGCTTGTATCGGGATGATGAGTTCGTACCCTGCGTAATCCGCTCCGCCGACAGTGACAACTTTTGGTGACGCCGACATGACCGCAATGTTTTTTGTGATCAACGATGACGTCAAATTAAGCAGCTGACGCAACGCGTCTAGGTTGCCTGGGCCGTTGGAAATCAGGGTCACTGGGAATGTCATTTTGACGATGTTGTAGTTGAACGATTCGACGGATGGAGCATCCACAAAAGCGCAAGGTGGAGCGATATTGCGAGGATCATTAACGACACGAAGCCCCGCAATAGTTTGGAGAGTACCCACGAGATCATCTAACGCCTCATTCAGGAAGTCCGTGTAAGCCATCTCAAGCCACTTGCGGTCTGTTGATACCTAACAACTGTTTGACGATCCCTGAGAGCCCTACAACGGGCGCTGATGCCATGTCAGTAAACGACGCGAACTGGTCAACCGACCCACGCTGACGGTACAACGCTGAGCCATACATGAGCGTACCGAGGGTGACATCTCCACCGGGTGAAGTACTAAGCGAGTCAATGTAGGAGGACTCTTGACGCCTACGAAAACAGAACGCGTTCGCCGCAGCTGCGCATTGAGCCAAGAACGCAGTTTCGTCACCGCTTGTCGTGATGCCGAGATAAGTAGCAATTTGCGGTCCTGTGATCCAAGTGCACGTCTGGTCAAAAGTGATCGTCCCTGTAATCGCTTCCAACTCCATCGGAGTTTGAGACTCGGCCCACATGACCGCATTAGCGAGCGGATACGAAGTGTCGTATTCGATCAGACCTTCGGTGTCAACATTGATCGGCAGGTATTGGGGCATCGCATAAACGGTTTTTACTCCGTTGTATGCGACAGCCCAACCCGCGACTGTGATTGACGATCCGACAACAATCTCGTTTGGTGTGAGCGTTGTTACGCAAACATAGCCAGGAACGATGACGCCGTATTGAAGTGTGTAAGTCGCTGCCATAGCGACCTCCGATCAGGCCTGAGTGATCTTGCGAATCATGCTGGGCACTGCTGCAAAAGTTGAGCAGTAAGCATGGACCGAGAACAAGCGACTGAGCGTTGCTGGTTGTTCAACCGACAAGATTCCGCGTACTGATTCGTAGTACTCGAATGCTTTTGCAGAGTTGGTGATGATCATGGTTTTGGCAGCGAAGTTGCTGTCAACGACGATCTCAAGTCCGAGCGGGTTGGAGCCGACCCAGGTGGTTGCGTTTCCGCCACCGAGGGCGTTCTGACCTTGGAGACCAGCTGCGCCGACATACGGGAACAATGGACGGTTGCTGGAGTCAACGACCTGTCCCAACTGACCCCATACGTCTGGGCTGACGAAGATGGTGTCAGGGAAGAAGTTGGTTCCGTTTGAAACATCAACTGCGGCGTCGTAGATGGACTTCATCAAGTCAACTGCGGTCAAGTCCCAAACACCCGATGAGGTTGCGGCGGTGAGAAGTGCGTCGGCTGCAATGTCGTCGGTCTTGAGCATGAGTTCGCCCATGAGGTCGTCCATGATCAACTGCATTGCTGCAGGCGAAGTGAAATCAATGTCTTGCATTGACAACGAAACCTGACCAGCAACAGTGGTCTTGCTGATCGTATTCGAGGCGATCACCATGGTGGTTGCGGACACTGCATCAAATTCTGCCGATTGAGCGGCCGTTGATGTATGGGTCGTGATGGTCGGGCGCAAAAAGGTTTTTTGCTGACCGTTGTCCGGGTAAGCGCGTGCGCCCAGGCGATTGACAACTGGACGAACGAAATTGATGTTTTGCACGAGCGGTCCCAAAACGGGGACTGGGAGCAAGCCTGGAGTGTTGGTCGTGGCGACATCGCCCGCAGCTGCTTCGTAGGTTGACTGATGTTCAGCCTTCCAATCGGTGACTGATGCGTTGACCTTTGCGAAAGTTTCTCCGCCTTGGTGGAAAGCGGCCATCCACTCGCCAGCCGAAGGAAGGCGCGGAGCCTTCTTTGCTGATGCAAAAATGGTGGGTGCGGTTGGTGCGGCTTCAGGTGCTGCGGCTTCAATATGTTCCGACATGATTGTCTCCTCGACTTGTGGTTCTGTAATTGAGATTTCGTCGGGAGTCATGTCCGCTGAAGCGGCCACATCTGTGATCGTAGCACCGCTAAAGGCGGGTATGGGGACAAGGCTCAACTCGCGCCATACAGCAGAGGTGATGATGATGGTCCCGTCCTCTGCACGGGAGCTTGTGAGAACATCAACGCCTACGGAAACATTGTCTAAGACGCCTTCTTTGGCAAGTTGTAACGCTTCGTTTCCTGCGACAGTGTCGGCGATCTTGGCGCTGAACATCATGCCCTCAGGGGTTTCGGTGCGTGAAGTAACTAACCCGACAGGCTGACTTGAGTCGTGATACATAAACAGTTTGGGGGCTTTACCGTCAACGGGGAGTGAGCCTGGTGCGAACTGCACCGAAGTCCCATCTGAGACAGTTGCGGAAATTCCATAAGGTGCGGCCACACCCGAAATTGTGCGGGTCGGTGCTTCACCAGCTGCGGCTTCAACATCAACTGCAAAACCTGCGGACAGGGTTAGTTTCATGAATTCGTCTCCTCAATAGTTTCTGTCATGTCGGGAGTTTCGGCCATCATTTCGTCTTTCATCATTGATTCTAAATAGGAGTCAATGTCAAACTTGACATAAGTGCCACGGGGCAAAACATTGTTTCCACTCAATGTTTGCGACACACAGTCCAGATATTGACGTGCACCAAACAGGAGCAAGTCCTCGCGAGCACCAGCCGAAGTCGTGTATTGGTATGAGCCAATGTCAAAACCAGCCAAGTAAAACGGGATGTTTCCGAGGCGACACATTTCCTTACCGCTAAAGTCTGCGGACTCAATCATCAACATATTGTCCGGCAACGCTTTAGTTTCGTCGTACTGCAAAAACTCATTAAGTGCGGCCGTCTGGTTATTGACTCGAGCAGAGTTAAAAGCGGTCGCAAGGTCGGCAAGTTCTTGAGCCGATAACGGTTCACCGCCAGTCTGCTTCAACACACCAGACGGAAGCGACGACTGAGCGTTACGGTAACGCGACTGCTCAACACGAAGCGCAGTTTCAATCGCTGTCTGCGACTGGTAAACGATCCCTTGGACGGGACTAATGAACTGCACAAGATCATTCGGGTCTAACATTCCGCCTTGGAAATACACCTCTTTTGAAGGTGCGAACCACACTGGGCCAACTTGGTCTTGAGTGTTAACGGAGCCTGCTGGAAGTCGTGTAAACGATGCAGGAAAACCATCAGCGGTACGACTGGTTATGTACCAAAAACTTCTTCCGTAGTACAGAAGATCATCAAGCGTCCAAGCCATGAGTGTCGCATACGGGATCGTGGGATCGGGTTGACGCAACCATGAACGAGGCGCGATATAGACACATTCCATTTCCTTTTCCGTGTCATTCCAAACCTCGTTGTACATTTGCAACTGCGTAGACGAGATAACAGAAGCGAGAAGGTCACGCGCTCGACTTAACGTCGGAATGGAATTGGCACGGTTACGGGCGTCGCCCTCGTAATAGGTGTAATACTGCCCGATAAAGTTTGCGCCCTGATTGGACTGGTAAGTGCCATACGATCCAGCAGCTGCGGCCTTGTGGGATTCGTCAATAGGACTGATCGCCGCTTTCGTCACTTGTCTAGAGAAAATGCCCACTGGGAAATCCGATCTTTAGGGTGTGATGGGCAAGCCCGACACCTGCCCACCACAGACCCACAATAGTTCACCCGACCACCATGATGGGTTTAGCGCGGTTCTGATATTTGCTAGACAACGCGATCCCCCACACTGCACACTTCGCCAACTCAATCGGACCAGGCGACGATTTATGCGAAAGCGTGACACCCATACCCGTTTTAAGTAGCACGGCGCGGTTCATATGTTCAGACAAAGTGAGTTGCCCCAAATGCTTGACGCGACCTTCCAAAATCATCTTTTGCGCAAGACCCGTAAACTTGATCAACTCCGCCTGACCGACCACGGTCATACGGCGACGGAAACCCAAAGGCGCGTGAATCTCAAGTGTCGGTGTAATAGCCAGGGCGACAAGTTTGTCGGCCATGACTCGATCAATCTCAGACCACAACGCAGTTTCGTTATCAACGACAAACTCAACCATGCACGTCACAACACCA